CTTACCTCTGGCCTGCCGTGGGTAGTATTATTAGAAAGGGTAATAAAATAACTTTATTTCCTCCTAGTTAGGTCGTTTAAAACTCACAAACTTTTTACGATCTAACCTCCTCCAGAACCACAGGACTAATCCACCTGTGGTTTTGTTTTATGTATTTTGTTTGTTTTCAATTTGTCGATTTCATTAAAAGTGAAGACTGTATGCCCCTTACGGTATCATGAAAGGGGGTAAGAGACAAAACAAACTAAAAATGACGATTTGTTCAGTAAAGGAGAATAACGTAAAGAAACATTATAAAGTTGAAGAATTGGAAGAGCAAATTGCACCGTAGATAAAGGCGTTAACAGTGGTGAAAAAAACTAAAAAGGTCGTTAAGGCCGTCAAAGCTAAGAAAAAGACTAAAACTAAAAAGAGTCCGGCAAAGAAAAAGACGTTACCACTAGCACAACCGGAGGGACCGAAACTACCAAGTATACCGGGCATGCCGAACTTAACTGAAATTTTACTTGTTTTTCCTGACGCATTAAAGCTAACTAAACTAACGTCAAAAGAAATAATTAAAATCTTACAAAGTAAAAAGACATCGATTGGTCAAAAATTAGAAGTGATAAATAAAGTAATAAAAGTGCAAGAATACCATTTAAAATTAGCAACTACGATGTTTCGTTTGGACGAGGCTGGTATAACAGATGGGGAAACAATAAGGCGAATTAGTTTACCACTACAGGGACCGGGACTTAAATGAGTCAAATATTGATAAATGAAGCTGGCATCGTTATACCAAATCCGGGTGGACAAGCGGGTTTTGCTAATGATTGGACACATACAATCGTTGGTCTTGAGGGTGGTTGGATGTCGGGCAAGACGTTTATTGGTAGTAGAAAACTCGTTACACTTCACATACACAATGCGTTTGACTTAGAGACAGGACAACCCACTTACATCCCATCTGCGGCAGTATCACCAACATACTCAAATGCGATGGATTTCCAAGTACCGGCGTTAACTGATGCGTTCAAGGAAGCCGGGTTAAGTTATAAGTGGAAGTCAACCGGTTCAGTCTCACAGGGTAAATTTTCCGGTCCTGCTCTTATCCTACCTGATCTTGGTACAAATAAAAATCCAAGTGTGATCCTAATCCGTACGGCTGAAAGACCTGAAACGATAACAGGTTGGCAGGTTGGTGCTGGATGGGGTGATGAACCTGCACGTTGGAAAGAAGACATGTTTGACCCTAAGAATGATGCTTATACTCAATTTATTGGTAGAGTACGACATCCGGATGCCAATTTCGTACAAAAGATGTTTACTTACACTAATGAGGGTGATGCAACTAAAATTTATAAGGAAATGCATTCGGATAATGCGTCATTGTACAGAGCACCTACTAATGAAAATCCACGTGCGGCAGTGTTCTATGATGAAATGAAAAAGAATCTAACTGCAGATTTAGCTGAACAGTACCTTGAGGGTGGTGCAGCTTCGTTACGTGGTGGTAGGGTTTATCCGTCATTTGCTAAGAAACATCACGTGTCCAACAGACTGAAACTAAATAAGAATTTACCATTGCACCTGTCTATTGATTTCAACATAGCACCGGGCATGCATTTTGAAATAGGGCAATTACATAACGAGTATGAGGATAATTGGCTCTTCACTACTGTACACGAGATTTTCACACCAAGATTGAGTGTAAAAGATGCAGTGATAATGTTTGGTAGGTTGATAGAAGAACTGGGTGGATGGCAATGGCCGATGCTTTATGTGTTTGGTGACGCGTCCGGTAATGCACAATGGTCCGGCACTGGTGAAAGTAACATTGCGATCCTTGAAGATGGGCTGCTTAAGTTAGGCATACCGTACGAGTTACGGATACCAAGAAGTAATCCGATGGTAGTGGATAGAATAAATGCAGTAGAGTTGACACTCAAGGATTGTGATTCAAAGGTACACTGGAAATGTCATGGTAGATGCCAACGTTTAATTGAAGATAGAATGTACCTGAAGAGGGACTCATTTGGTGGAATCGATAAGAGCCAGAAAAAATTGAGCCATGCGTCAGATGCTGATGATTATAGAATAGAGTTTTTAAGACCAGTACGCGTAACACGTAGGGAGGACTTGGTGGGACAATTCTCGGTGGTGGCTTAAGGTAGTAACCCCCATGAGAATATTCAGAAAACCCTTGGATGCAAGGGGAGCTAAAGGAGATAGTCTCCTTGGCAAGCGAAAGGTGTGGTACAATGCAAGCTAGTGAAATGGTGGAAGTTAGCGGACAATTATCGAGGTTAGGAATTATGCAAGTTAGTCAAAATGAACAATTAGCAAGTGATGAACTGGGAAAATCAAGAAGAAGAGCTAGACAGTTAAGACTGAGTACGCGTCATATAATTAAAAGAAATGATCCTTGTGGTTGTGGTTCGGGACGTAAATCCAAGAAATGTTGCTTGAGGTAAAATAATGGAACAGTCAACTGGTAAAATACTTACGGTAGTCTTTGTTGGACTAGTGTTTTGGGCTTGTCTTGAAGTGATAATAAAAACAATTAGCTGGTTGTATAATTAAAGGAAAAAGAGTAGTGGCAGAAAAAGAAGCAAATGTAAATGCTCCTCCTTTAGGTGAAAAAACCCTACGTCAAGTGGCGGGTATTTTCTCTTCTATATGGGACGCAGTGGACGTACCAAGAGGAAGATTCAACACTTACCGTAGAATGAGAGCCAATCCAACTGTAGCCTTGGCCAGAACTGTTGCTACTGCTCCTGTTAAGATGGCGGCTTATTCTGTGGAAAAGGATGATGAAACAAGTGAAGAGATACAAATCTTCATTAAAAATCAAATTGACAGATTATGGCCACAACTAATTGAAGACTTGATGTGGTCTTTAGATTACGGATTTCAAAGTTTTGAAAAGGTGTGGGAAGTAAAACCAGTTGACAGTGTATTAAGGCTGGTGTTGGGTAGGTTGAAAGCATTAGCACCGGACCAAGTGGAGGTTCGGGCTGATAACAAGTTTGGTAACTTTGTCGGTATAACACAAGACGGTGTTGAACTAAACGTGGATAAATGCTTTCATTATGTGTACGATGGTGAACCGGGTAATTATTATGGCAGAAGCAGACATGAGAATATCAGGGAATTTGCGTGGTTTCCGTGGACCCAAGTTGCACTTAAACAGTTGAAATATATGGCGAAGATCGCTGGTGTAATACCAATGATAAAGTACCCAATAGGTAAAAGCAGAGATGCCACGGGTGCGGAAACCACAAATTTTGAAATAGCAGAAGCAATCCTTAAATCTCTTGGTTCCGGTAAAGGTGTTGCAATGCCGCAAGAATTAGCGGCGTGGGCAAGAGATATGTCAAGACAAGGAATCGATCCTGAAGCATATGCGGCATGGCATATTAGTTTCTTGGAAACAAAAGGTCAACATGGCAAGGGTTTTGTTGATTCATTGCGTCATTACGAATCGTTGATACTACGTGGATGGTTAGTGCCGGAAAGGGCTGCAACAGAGGGTCAATTTGGCACAAAAGCAGAAGCTAGTACCCATGGTAGTGTAGCATTAGTCACATCGGACGAATTGCACAAAAATATTCTACGTGCCGTCAATCAAGATATCATCAATCCATTGTTAAGGTTCAACTTTGGTGAAGATACACAAGATACGGTTTATTTGAAACAAGGTGGGCTTGATCCTGTCACCAAGGCTTACTACCGTGGGATAGTAGAAAAAGTCCTTACAGCACCGTCTAATGTGGATATATTCCAGACGTGGTTGGACGTGGACAACATGCTTGAATTAGCTGAACTACCAAAGGCACAAGAAAACGTGAATTTGGTTATAAAAGAAGATGAAGATGATGAAGATGATGACAACCCAAATCCGGGTGATGAAGATAAAGACAAAGATGAAGATAATAAACCGTTGAGCAAAAAACAAATACAAACGGTAAAGGAAATTTATGCCGCGTTTGGCTCGTAAACAATTAGAAAATCGTGCATTAACTGTTGTACGAGAAACCAAAAAACTCGAAAATATCGGAGTTGGACTCATAGCTCCTGTATCGAGAATGCTGGTAAGTAATGTAGTTCGTTCTACCAGAAGTGGTGTAATGAACATCAAACCAGCGATGGATAAATTTCAAGCGATCTTACTTGCGGCGATGGTTAGTTCTCATCTTACCGGACGTGAAAGGGTAATTAGGTGGGCAAGGGCTGAACATAAAGGATTTGCCACGGCTTATGATGATGCTACTAATTTTCTGCAGTGGAGACAGGATTTATCTGAAGAGGACATCAAAGAGTTAACAGATGCCTATGGTGATCAAGCTTTAAAGGTTACACGTGGTTTGTCAAATCAACTGGAAACTGCAGCACAAAAATCAATACAAAAAACCGTTCAAGAGGGCAAGCACATTAAAGAGGGTGTAGCGGATTTGAGGAAAGCATTTGAAACAAGTGGTGTTTCATCTACCAATCCTTTCCTGTTAGAAACTCTTGTAAGGACGCAGGTTAGTTTGGCTTATAATGCTGGACGATGGAAAGCAAGTCAATCACCGGCTATACAGGAAATACTCTGGGGTTATGGTTACTACACGGTTGGTGATGCCAGAGTTAGAGATACTCATGCCGCAATGGATAATACGGTTTTACCCAAGGATGATTTCTTCTGGACCGAAAATTGGCCGCCAAACGGTTATAATTGCCGGTGTACTACGGTTATGATCTTTGATGAAGAAGAGGAAAAACAACCTGATCAAAATATGGTAGTTGATGGTAAAAAGGTTGTACCCGGTGCAGATAAAGGGTGGAAGTTCAACCCCGGTAAACTGGTTAAAGAAACACTACCGGTTAAAGTGCCAATTCCGATTTCAAAAATACCGAAAAAGGTAGTTGCAAAAGTAGCACCTAAACCGAAAGCAGTAAAACCTGTTAAAGTAACACCTAAAAAGGTTGAACCAGTATTAACACAAGAACAATGGATAAAACGGTTACCATCCGATGAAGTGATGGAAATGAAACGGTACTCCTCCCATTTGGGTCCAGTCATTGTTAAAACTCAACGTGAATTTTTAAAAGGACTTAAATTTGCGGATGAACTAAGTGATGTGGAAAAAGGTTATTTAAGAATAGCACAATCCGTTGAAAAAACAATAGCCAGTTCACCTCCTATACAAGAAACCATGTACAGAGGAATGAAGTTTAGTTCAACTATAAAAGGGGATAAACTCAATTACGCTACATTTGATAAAAGTGTGAAACAGGGAACTTTGAAATTTAATAATTTGACTAGTTTTACAACCGATGAAATTAGGGCATTGGAGTTTACTACTCCCAAGGGTTCACCCGATTTTAATAGAGTTTTAATAAAAGTAAAGGGCGGTACTAAACATGGTGTAAAAATATCGTCCATTTCGGAATATCCGACAGAACAAGAGGTTATA